ACGATTTAGTTGATTCAACAACACAGGCGTTGATGCGATTTAGACAAGGTAACTTTATTCAATTGGATTCTGATTACGAGGATGAGGTACGATTGGTAGAAGGCGTGGTTAACGAAACAAGGTATTACTAGGTATGCTTAGAGAAATTTTAAAAAATAAAAAAGTTACTGATTTTATAGGAGAACAAGGAGAAGATTTATTTACTGCTATTAAAGATAAAATACAACAAACTAATCTTTCTACAAAAAAAGAAGAAGCTTTAAACACTTTAAAAAAAGGTTCTGAGCTAGAAAAAAGAAATGTTTTAGATTTAGCAACTCAACAACAGATTAAAACAAATGAATTGTTGGCAGTTAAACAGAAATATAAAGAAGCCATTCAAGCTCAAAAAAATAATATAGATTTTGTAAATAAGTATGCCAAAAATGACAGTAAATTTGGAACTGAAATTAATACATGGGATGACTATTTAAAAGTAATTGACGATAATATTGACAGAGAAGCTATGATTTTAAAAGATCAAGCTGGTTATAGAGATACTTCAGACGAATATAGAAAAGATGTAGCAAGAACTATGCTGCTTAAAATGGCAAAAAATGATTACCTAGATAGAAGACTTTATATGGAACTAGGGGGTAAAAATTTAAGTGGTGCCGATGATAGTAGATATACACAGAATATTCCTAAAGAGTTAGAAATACAGGAAAATTTTAATGTGTATGCTGATAATCTTATGGCCAATAAAGAAAATTATGTTTTTCCCTTTAAAGGAAAAGATGGTTTAATTTATAGAAATAAAAATGAAATAGATAAAGTTAAAAAACTAGAGAAAAAAGAAATAGAAGACGCACAAAAGCTTCAATTTGAAATAGAAGCAACAAGAAAAGCAACTTTAGATCAAGCACAATTATCTTCTGGAAAATATGGTGATCCTACGATGAAACCTAGGTTTGATGTTGGAGGGTATACATCATATAAAAATAAAGTTTTTAATCGATTAAAAAGAGGAGTGTATGTTCAGAGAGATTTTAACTTTCAACCTATTCTAGATGATAAGGGAAATGTAAAAGTTTTAGATTGGGATAAAAGTAGTGATTTAATAGAGATAGATAGTCAAAGAAATATAGAAAAAAGAAGTGGGGATTCTTTAATATATATTCAACCTAAAATTCCTAATTTACAAAAAGGTCATGAGTTAATGAAAGTAAGACGAGAACAGCTTTTAGCTAATAGTGATGATGTTAATTTAAAACAAATTACATACCCTACTTTTTTTACAACGGAACCACGAAACAAAATTCATATTAAATTAGAAACAGATCTATCAAATGTATTAGATGAAATAAAATCTTTATCTTCTGGTTTATTATTAAAATCAGGATCTAAGGATAGGATTAGAATATTAGAGAATACAAGAAAAGCTATTGAAAAAGATATGAAAACTTTAGGATTAGAGTCTCGTATATTAAATGAAGCTACAGGTAAATTTAGACAATATGGTCAAGCTTTTAATGATGCAGGACAATTAATTAATTCTTTAAAAGGAATAAAGGCTTTTCAATATATAGGAAGTAACTTAGATATGGGTACAGGTAAATTAAATAAAAATATTGTACAGGTAGACGGCGTGTTTGCTTTACCTGATGGATTTGAAGATGGGGGTATCGCTTCTTTCGAAGAAGTGCTAGAATACGACAATGGCTGAAGAAGATATTGATATATTTAATAATTCGCAGGAATATTTTGATTTTTTAAAAGAATCTTCTAAACCTGATCCCGATAGAATAGCCAGAGAAAAAGCTATTTATAAAAGCATAGGAGCTATACCTAAAAAGATAAAAGATTCTTTAAGTAGTATAGAAACAGAAGATGTAAAAGAATTAATTCCAACAAAAGATGAGTTAAAAAACTTTGCTGCTACAGCAGGGGCTGCGGCCGTAGATTTTCCAATTGTTATGGCCAATATACCCATAGCCTCTTTTACGGCTGCGGAATCATTTTTTAGAAAAGGAGATACTTCCGACATGCAGAGTATTCCTTATTTAACTCCTTTAGTTGATGAGTTCACTAAAACAGAAGCTAACCTGTTATCCGATGTAGGAGCGACATTTGTAGGAGGAGGTGCAACATTTGTAGCACAGATGAAAGTTTTGAATAAAATAGAAAAGTCAGCTCCTACATTATATAAAAAATTAAGTAATACTTTTCCTTATTTAGTTGAGCATGCTCATCAATACTATAAAAAAATAGGTAACCCAACTTCTAAAACATTAGGGGGTAAGGCTTTAGATTTTATAACAACAAGTCTTCAAGAAGTAGGAGCGTTTGGAAGAAAAACAGGTGAAATAATTCCTGACATTTGGAAAAGATCTGCAGGTAATATTGCAAAAATTGTTAAGTATGGTGGTTACACAAGTCTATTAATGGCTGATAATTATGAAGCTGAAGGAATGGAATCTGATTTATTTGATAAAATGGTAGATTATGAAGGTTTAGTAGACGAAAAATTTTACAGAGAAGACGATTCTGGTGATTTTACTAAATTAAAACAAATAGATTTGCCTGAGCCTGCAACGCAAGAAGAATTAATAGAGGTAATGAAAGAAAGAGAAGAAAGAGATAAAAATTATGGAATGAGTGATTGGTTGGAAGAAAATTTAGGAATAGTATTACAAGATGATCCTAGTGATAGACCACCTGGAATTACAGAATCAAATGACGGACCGCCAGAGAAAAAATATATACGTCCCGCAGCAGGTTTTGCATATGGAGGTTCTCCAGATGAAGAGGGGATGTTCTCTGATTCTATTGATATGACAGGCATGAAAGGTGACGATGTTGATGTAAAAGAAATAATTAATCAACCAGGTTTCATGGGCAGCGATGACTTAGATATTTTTGAAGAAGCAAAAAATCAAGGATATAGTGAAGTAGAAGTAGCTAATCTTTTTGGTAAGGTTCCACTGTGGGCCGTGGCCAACGTTGATAAAGCTAAAATGCTTAAACAACTATTTACGAAAAATGAAAAAAAGAACATGGACAATGTTAAAAACAAAGTCGGTAGTGCAGATGAAGTAAATACAGAAATAGAGGATATAGATATTATTGATACACCTGCGGGCGGAACAGAAGTAGGTGCAATTAAATCAAAGAAAACAATTATTGATTCACCAGAGGATGGGGAGTCAGCATTTTACTCGGGCCTCGAAGCACGGCTCATGGACCCTAACACGCCTGTATCTTTTGACTCTAAGGAAAAATTATTTAATTTTTTAAATCAAAAAGGAATTAGTAAAGCGGAGATTGATGATAATATTTTAACTCGTTACCTTCAAATAGCTGAAGAAAATAATGTTCCTATTTCAACGCAAAATATGTTGGAGATTTTACGAAAAGCTCCACTTCGAAAAATTGATTCGGTAACATATGGTGATGCAAGATATGGTGGAGAAAAAAGAGCTAAGTATGATGGATATCAAGAATCAGGAGCAATACCAGGTTCATACCGAGAAGATGTTTTATATCTTGATCCTCAATACATTCCTATGGACCCAGGTACTTTACCTAGCAGTGGTCATGACTTTTCTGAGAAATTTGTTATTGGGTGGACAAGAAAAACAGATCGTAAAGCAACATTACCTGTTGATAAAACAAAAGCAGGTATTACTGAAGCTATTGATGAAAAACAAATAAAAACTATTCAAAAAAATCAAAAGAAACTAACATCACAAATTGATGGACTTTATGCATCAGCTTACGAAAAATTAAAGAGAGCAGGAAATATAGAAGATTTACCTGACATAGATAATTTAACTACCAGAGAAATTAAAGATAAGGTTAACCAGTTTACTTTTGATTTACAAGATATGGATGAACCTCTTTACAGGCAAATAGAACAGTTTGAAAATAAGTTAATGACCGATAACATGAAGCTTAATAAGTTTAAAGAAATGAAAGAAGGACAAAAAGTTATTGTTACAATGGCTGATGAAATACAATCGGATATTTTACAACAAGCAAAAAGATTTGAAGAAGAGTTAAGAAAAAAACTAGGTGATCTAATGGATCTTAGTGCTGCGGAAAGATTAAAAAAAATTCAAACATCGGGATATGGATCAAGTTATAGTGGTGTTAATGCTGAAGTGGCTGAGTTTTTTGTAAAAAACAAAACAGTTTTTAGACCTTTATTTCAAAATGAGGCAGAGATGCAGATATTTATTGATAGATTTAATGACAATAAAAAAATATTTGAACAATTGGCAGATGCAGGGCCAAGACCTGATAAACAATTAATTCAAAAAGCAAAAGAAGCCCAAGATATAGAACAGAAAATGTTAATTGATTTAGAAACAACTATTAGCGAAAATGCTATGAAACAACTTCATCCAAATCTACCTTTTAAAAATAGAACTGAATGGGGAGAAGCATTAATTAAAATGGATTTAAACAAAGCGGCTAATTTACTATATGGCTCCAATAAAATTCCTGATGCAGCACAATGGTACGCCGTATCTCCTTCTAAATTTATTACAAAACGTTATGGTCAAAAAGGAGGAACAGCAACACCAAAAGATCAACGAACAAAAGACATGAAAGGTATTGGCATGGAAGAATTTTACGGAGGTCCTGACTCTGTAGATCCTAATGGAAAACACTACACTTCTGTAATAGAAAAAGCTTTAAAAAGAGCGGCAAAAGAAAATAATTCAGAATTTAAAATTATAGAAGTAGATGGTATGGGTAAAGTTTTTGCTGTAAAGGTTACACCAGAAATGTTATTACCACATAAAACTCATAGAAAAGATGGAGGAATGGTGTATACTCCAGAATTAATTGATATATTTGAGGCAGCATAATGGCAATAGATAAACCAGTAGGATTAGGTTATACTCCAGACCCACCAGCGGGTTTTCCAGAAGAACAAGCAGAGGCTATTTCTCAACTAACTGAAATAGAATTACAAGAAGGATTAACCCCTGAAAATATACAAATGCAAGAAGATGGTTCTGCTATTATAGGTGAACAAGAAAATTTACTTGAAACAAGCTTTGACATGAACCTTGCAGAAGTAATCGAAGAAAACGAATTAGGTATGATTTCAAGTGATTTATTTGAATCTTTTGAAACAGACAAATCATCGAGAAAAGAGTGGGAAGAAACATACAAGAACGGATTAGATCTTTTAGGATTTAAATATCAAGAAAGATCACAACCTTTTCAAGGAGCAAGTGCTGTTACACACCCAATGCTATCAGAAGCTATTACACAATTTCAAGCACAAGCGTACAAAGAACTATTACCTCCAGGCGGCCCTGTTAATACACAAATTATTGGTAAGGTAGATCGTCAACGTGAAGAACAATCACAGCGTGTAAAAGATTACATGAATTATCAAATATCACATAACATGGAAGAGTATGATCCTGATATGGATTCTTTATTATTTTATTTACCTTTATCGGGTTCAGCTTTTAAAAAAGTTTATTACGATACAGGTTTGGAAAGAGCGGTTGCTAAATTTATTCCTAGTGATGATTTATATGTTCCTTACATGGCAACAGATATTTTAACCTGTGAAAGAGTTACACATAGTCTACGTAAATCAGAAAACGAAGTACGAAAATTACAGGTAGCTGGTTTCTACAGAGACGTCCCCTTACAAGCTTATAACAATGAAACAGGCTTACAAGAAAAAGAAAATAGAATAGCAGGTGTTCAAAAAACAAGTTATAACAACGAAGACTACGAGTTATTAGAAATACATGTTGACTTAAATATTCCTGGAATAGATGCGGATGACGGAATTAAAGTTCCTTATATTGTTACATTAGATAGAGGATCAACTAAGGTTTTATCTATATATCGAAACTATAGAGAAGATGATCCAAAAAGAAAAAAGACACAGTATTTTGTACACTATAAGTTTTTACCTGGGTTTAGTTTTTATGGCTTTGGACTTATTCACATGCTCGGAGGATTATCTCGAACTGCAACGGCAGCACTGAGACAACTTCTCGATGCAGGTACATTGTCTAATCTTCCTGCGGGTTTTAAAGCAAGAGGTTTACGAATTAAAGATAATGACAGCCCTTTACAACCTGGCGAGTTCAGAGATGTAGATGCACCTGGTGGAAGTTTACGTGAAGGCTTAATGCCCTTACCTTACAAAGAACCAAGTCAAACTTTATTTCAATTATTAGGTTTTTGTGTAGAAGCAGGAACAAGATTTGCAGCTATTGCCGATCAAAAAGTTGGTGAAGGAGCTTCGGCTAATGCACCTGTAGGAACAACAATGGCGTTGATGGAACGTGGCGCAAGAGTCATGTCCGCTATTCATAAAAGATTACACTATGCACAAAAAATAGAATTTAAATTACTTGCTAAAATATTTGCAGAATCTTTACCTCCTGTTTATCCATACGAAGTAGGTAATGATGCAATTCCAAGTTTAAAAGCAGAAGACTTTAGTGATGATATTGATATTGTTCCTGTATCCGATCCTAATATTTTCTCTATGGCACAACGTGTTACGTTGGCACAAACACAATTACAATTAGCGCAAGCTGATCCTGCTTCACATAATATGTACGAAGCATATAGAAGAATGTATCAAGCATTAGGTGTAAAAGATATTGATGTAATTTTACCTATTCCTCCACAACCTGAACCTGTTGATCCTGCTGTAGAAAATGCAAGCTCTTTACAAGGGCAAGGTTTAGTGGCTTTTAGAAATCAAAATCAAATGGCTCACATAGATGCACACAGAGCATTTATGTCTTCAGCTCTAGTTAAGAATAATCCGCCAACAATGGCAATTTTACAAGGTCATATTATGGAACATGTAGGATTACAAGCAAGAGAAGAAGTAGAAGAAGAGAATAAACAAGAAATAGATCAAATTTCACAACAATATGGTGGTCAAATACCTCCAGAATTACAACAACAATTCCAAGAAGCAATGGAACAACAAATTGCAGAGAAAATTGCTTTAATGACAGAAGAAATGGTAACAGAAGAACAAGAAGTACTACAGGAAATGGGCGAAGATCCGTTAGTAGCGCTTAAACAACAAGAAATTAATATTAAAGCAGGTGATTTACAAAGAAAATCAGCAATGGATCAAGGTAGACTAGGTATGGATCAAGCAAAACTAGAACAAACTGCTGATATAGCGCAAGATAGAATAGAATCTCAAGAAGATATTGCACAATTACGAGCAAATGTTAATCTAACCAAACAAAGAGAGATTGAAAAAAGCAAAAAAAACCCAAGGACAGTAGATGTTAACAAAAACGTTCGTTTCGACAACTAAAATATTAACAGCAGAGGAAAAGCTACAAAACTTTTTTGAAGAGCTATTAGATAAAGCAGAAAAGTCTTCCAAAAGTGTTGAAGATAGTATACTTTTAGCAGGAGCTATGATGGGCGTTGCAAGAATTCTTTATTTTGAACATTTATCCAAAGAAGAAGCAAAAAATATTATAGATTATAATACGAGTGATTTTATTGAACTAATAAAACCAACGATACACTAGGAGAGAGAATTATGGCATTAAACAACCCAAAACCAAAATACATAAATGGATCTATGTACCCTAATGCGAAGATGACTAAATCAAATGACATGGATCCTTACGCAGGCCCTCATGTAAATAAACAAGCAATTGTTGATGTATATACGGCTAGTATGGAAGGACCAAAAGTTACACAAAACTTAGGATCTGGACCAAAAGGTCAACGTAGCAAAGTACAAATTAAAAAAGTACCATTCAAAGGTTTATTTTAATCGTAAAATACTATAGATTAACTTCTTAAAAAGGAGGTTTCTATGAAACTTGCAAAAGATATATGGGCTCACATTAAAGAGTGGTCCGAATGGGGAATGAAAGACTGGATTAAAGCTGGTATCGTCGCCATAGTGGTAATTATAGTTCTAGGAAAAATTTCAGGAGCTGTATAAATGTTAAAGATCATTGGTGGTTTATTAGGCGGCAAAGATGGTGCCTTAAAACAAGTCGCTTCGGTGATCGATTCAATCCATACCTCAGAAGAAGAGAAATTAGACAAAAAGATTTTAATGCAACGCATCCAGCAAAAACTTGCTGAAAAGCAATTGGATGTAAATGTAAAAGAGGCAGGCCACCGCTCCATATTTGTGAGCGGTTGGCGCCCCTTTATCGGTTGGTGCGGAGGTTTTGCCTTAGCGTTCGAATTCATCCTATCTCCTGCGGTAGAGTGGTATAGTAAATTTGCAGGATTAAACTTAACGGCTCCAGAAATTCAAACTGGGCCTCTACTAGCAATTGTCACTTCAATGCTCGGCGTCGCTGGACTCCGCAGTTTTGAAAAAAGCAAAGGCTTAACAAAATAGGAGATTATAATGAAGGGTAAAAAGAAAATAGCTAAAAAGAACATGGGCGGTAGCATGGGCGGAGGAATGAATCCAATGGGACGTTCTCCAGATCCAACTGTTCAAAGTGTTACAGGTTACAATCCCAATACACCAATGATGAGAAAAAAAGGTGGGGCAATTAAAAGACGTGGCGGCGGAATCGCTAAACGTGGAATGGGGATAGCTAAATGAAGAAAAAAATGAAAGATTTAAGTGGAGATGGCAAAATAACTAAAAAAGATGTCTTAATGGGTAGAGGAGTTATTGCACGAAAAAGAGGTGGAATGACTTCAAGTTCTGCACAAACATCTGTCATTAAAGGAGCTAGAGCAAAAAGTTCTGGACAAGGATCTACTATTTCAGGCCCATCTGCTAAAGGTTCTAGAGAAGGTTCTGTTATTAGAGCCAAAAAAGGAACTCATGTAACAAAAGATGGAAGAACCGTTAAAAAAGGTTTGTATTATAATATGAATAAAGCCAAAAAAGACGGAACCAGTAAACCAGGAAAAGGCAGTGTAACCGACAAAGCTTTAAAACAATCAGCTAAAACAGCCTTTAAACCTAAAACTAAAAAAGCGTAATGCCTTTTCGCTCTAAAAAACAAAGAGCTTTTCTTTATGCAAATAAACCAGAAATGGCTAAAAAATGGGCCAATGAACATGGAAATAAGATTGTAAAAAAGAATAAAGGAGGTTATATGATGGTCGAACCAAGAGGTTTTACGAGAATGTTACCAGAAAAAAGACAGAAAACAAAAATATTTATATGAGTTCTTTAGAAGAAAGATTGATGGAACATGAAGGGTTCATGAATCAGATTTACACAGACACTAGAGGCTTTGCCACAATTGGTTACGGCCATTTAATTACAAAAAAAGATAATTTTGTAGAAGGTAAAGAATATGAAGAAGAAGAATTATATCAATTATTTAAAATAGATTTGCAAAAAGCAATAGACGGATCTGAAGAAATTGTGGGACATATAAAAGATTTACATCCTACTGCTAAAGAAATTATAACAGAAATGGTTTATCAACTTGGAGTTACAGGAGTTCGTCGTTTTTTTAAAACACTTCTTCATTTAGAAAATCTTAATTACAAATCTGCAAGTTCAGAAATGTTGGATTCAGTATGGAATAAACAAACTCCTAAAAGATGTAAAAAATTGTCAGAATTAATGGCTCAATGCGCTTAGAGAATTTTTTTACTTATTACAAAAAAGAATTAATTGCTAGACAAACAGCGGTAGAACAAGCTATACTACAAGGTGTTCCTAATTGGGACGAATATAGGTATTTAACAGGAAAGTTAGATGCTTTAAAACAAGAAGTACAGGAACTCACGGACCTGCTAAAAAAACAGGAGCTAGAATGAACAAGCCAGCAAGTAAACTAATCATGCCAAAGCATATTTGGGATGGTAATAAAAAAGAAAAAATTAAGAAAGATATAGAAAAAGTACCACAACCAACAGGATATCGTCTTGTTTTATTTCCTTTAAAATTAGAATCAAAAACAGCAGGTGGGGTTCATCTTTTGGATTCCGTTGTTGAACAGGCTTCTATAGCTACAAATATTTGTAAGGTTATAGCAGTTGGTCCTGATGCTTATTTGGATAAAGATAAATTTCCTAAAGGTGCTTGGTGTAAAAAAGATGATTGGATTATCATTGCAAAATATGCTGGAGCTAGACTTAGTATTGATGGTGGTGAACTAAGAATAATCAACGATGACGAAGTACTGGCTGTTGTCGACGATCCAAGAGATATATTGCCAGCTAATTTAATATAACATGGAGAATTCTATGCAACAAGTAGAGCAGAAAAAATCAGAACAATTAGTTCCAATTGATACATCGGGAGAATCCGTAGATGTAGAAGTAAAAGAAGATAATGTAACTTCGGTAAAGGAAGAACCTTCACAAGATACACCTATTGTAGAAATTCAAGAAGAATCTACACCTGTAGAAACCAAAGAAGAAGATTTGGAAGAGTATAGCGCAGGTGTAAAAAAACGTATTGATAAATTAACTAAGAAAATGCGAGAAGCAGAACGTCGTGAGCAAGCGGCAATTGATTACGCTAAACAAGTAAAAACAGAATCAGATACATTGAAATCTACTAATATGGTTCAAAATGAATCTATGCTGGTAGACAGAGAAAAAGCTTTAGTTAATCAAAAAGAATTTGCTAAAAGAGCATTGGAAGCAGCAATAAATGCACAAGACGCTGAAAAACAAGTAGCTGCTAATCAAGAGATTTCTCGTTTAACTATTGAAGATGAAAGATTAAAAGTTTCAAAAGCAAAAGTTATAAGGGCTAAAGCAGCCGCAGAAAAAGAACAACCTGTTAACGTAGAACAAGTTGTTAATCAACAAAGTACAGGAGGACAGGCAGAAGCTCCTAAAGACCCTAAAGCAGAAGCTTGGGCTCAACAAAACGATTGGTTTGGGACAGATAATGCTATGACATACACTGCATATGATATTCATACGGAATTAGTGCAGAATGGGATTGACCCTAGGGATGATGAGTATTATAAAGAAATAGACAAACGTATACGAAAAGAGTTTCCTCATAAATTTGAGGTAAAGCCGAAGCCAACTCAAAAGGTTGCTTCAGCAGTTAGAACATCGTCCACTGGACGCCGCACTGTGAGACTCACACCCTCACAAGTAGCTATTGCAAAAAAACTTGGTGTGCCGCTCGAAGAGTACGCAAAACACGTGAAGGAGGCGTAATATGACTGAAA